TGTGCTCCTCGCGGTCAGAGACCCATGCCGCTAGTCGTCACCACTGGTTGACCCAGTAACGGAGCTACTATTAAGTTGTCGATGTTCGATGGGCTGACTGTATACCAGAGCGGATACAGCGTCAAGGTTGGTGTGCCACTTGTTCTGGTGGCTGCAGATAGGTGATGGATCTGCCCAGCATTCGCGCTGGTTCGCATCGCCTGGGTGCAGTATAGCTACCGATGTGGATAGGACGTGCTGGAACCGTAATATACTGTCACAATGTGGATGGCAACGGCTGAGATCCGTTGGTATGACTGGTGTTACGAGTTCGTATCAAGGGAAGGCAGAACAGATGTGTTCACATGACATACGTCTGTTATTGCGAACCATTCTCAATAAGCGATGCCTGCGGCCTATGCTGACGCCTGTTTGGTAGCGTAGCGATACACAACAGCACTAGATTTCCTATCTAGTGGCGCCAATACCCCAGGGAAACCGACCCCACACGGGGGAATCTGCGTCCCTGTATAGCGGTAATAGGCTTTTCAAATTTCTGCCAAAATTTCATCAAGGTATAATGAGGTGGGCCAGCGTAGTTGGAGCTACCTGACCCGTGACCAACTCAACCATGGATTGAGCTGATGAACTCATTCTCACGACAACCAAGCAATCAGCAAGGTTTGTCTCCTTTTACAACACCATTAACACGCAAACCAAGCCGTGTAACGGTCACCATTCCATGGTCATTACGACAAACATTGGAACAACGAAGTGACAAGGAAGGCAGAAGCCTCAGTAACCTCATCGCTTACCTTTTAGAACTGTCCTCTGAGAAGCCTCTGTAAGCTCCTTATTTCTCATCATACGTCTCAACATACCACGGAGCCGTTAGACGCATCTCAGGGAGGTTTGTAGACGTGTCTGACGGCTTTTCTGTGTAGATTGGAGTGACATAATCAGGTGCAGGTGGTTGAAGCGTTTCCCATTCCTTAATCGCTTCATCCAACTCAACCTTCACGCGGTTGTTGATGAGCTTCTCCTCCAACCAAACCAGAAGACCAAGCAGTAGATGATCTACCCATGGGATTTTTGTCTTCCATGCTTTGTACAGAGCTTTGAACTCATTTAGTCTGAGTCCTTTGACCACATTGCTTTGCATACATTCGGTACAAACTGATACAGCAAATCTTGAATCTGACCAGCAATCACAGCATGTTCCTTCTGAGTACCATGACCAGTCCTCAGATCACAGTAATGCAACCACGACCTAATCGAACCATTCATGTACAACTTAGTCGGAGCTGCCATTGGCAACACTTCTCGTGCACACTCCTTAGCTACCCCGGCTGCTACCAGTTCTTTGTAGAGACCATAACAGTCAGAGTAAAGACTACCAATCCTGAACTGGAAGTGTTTCTTCAACACATCATCCAGATCATCAATGGAGTTCTGACGGTTCTTTTCATCTTGTCTCCGTAGCTCTGGGATACCGGCATGTTTCTCTACCTTGGCATACCGTTGAGAGAACTCCTGAAAGGAGAACGACCTATGCCGAAGGATCTGTGCTGCAATACTCCGTGTAGTCTCAATAGACACACACATGTTCACCATTTCAAATGGAGACCAGTGTTGATGATCAATGAGATACTTAATCAACCTAGCACTTGTCTGAGTGTTGGATTGATTGGAAGGATTAGAGACTCTTGCCATGTAAGCAATGAGATCTTCTGCATCAGGAGTGATGTGTACAAGTGATGCTTGGTGGATGGTCATTGGTGGGTAGAATGGTGGTTCTAAGTTGTTGTTATATACACTTGGTGCGGGATGATCTGTTGGTCACTCATTGACCATCTGTATCATCCATCACCAGTCTTTTAGAAGGCAGTGAGGAGGTGGTTAGAAGATTGGTTGGATCTGTACTATTGGTACAATCGGGATGTGCTTCCATCGCACATCAGTACTAACAGTAAAAGGGGAGGACTAACATCAGTTGATGTTTGTCTTCCCCCTTCGGGGGTCCGGTCCACCCTTCCATTCCCCCTTATTGATGTCGGATCTGCCAAATCCATTGCAGGAGAACGGATTTGAAGGATTAGACCCAAGTTGGTGTTTGTCTTCCTTTAGACCCGCCCCTGGCCTGTTTTCGTTGGTCTAACGAGAAGCCCATCACGAGGTGATCTGTAGCACTTTGAGGGTCATCAATAAATGCTTCCAGGAGGTCTTGCCAGTCTTCCATCCGACGTTGTTTGACGGTTTCATAGGCCGAGATGGACATGGCATCAGTGAAGTATTTGACGCCTTGTGCCAGACTGTCCAATCTGTCGTCATGTTTGACGGCACCCTTTTCACGACACATGCGACTCATCTGGTAGAAGAGCATGTACAGGAGTCGTTCCTCAGGTGCTGCGTCTTTATTGGAGCTGTAGTCCCATTCCACTACCGACTTGTCAATGATGAGCCGATGCTGGTTCATCACGGGTTCTAGGGCATCAATGATGCGGTCTTCCTTACGGACATTGGCACGAACTTCTTCTACGTCAATGGCCTGCTTGGTCTGTTGGAGATGCTTCTTGAACAGCTCAGCCACGATGCCATCACCGAAGTTGGTCTCAATAAGGAGCTTAGTGACGTTGTACTTCTTACAACCTCTAAGGATATCAAGAAGGGTGTTGTCGCTGTAACCATCACGGTAAGCACGCACTTCATGGACGTACAGGAAGCCGTTCTTCTGTGAGATGTATGTCGCTGCTGTCTCGTCAGAACCACGACCAGAGGGGTCTATCGAGCAGATGGTCTCGGTGTATGGACTCCATTCCCCTTGGAGTTGCATCGGGGAGTAGAAGTAATCACCCGGTAGGCCAACCGTAGGCAGATCTTTGAGAACATTACGAGGGTCACTGCACCACACAGCAGCATCCGGCGCTTGAGTCGGATTAACGGAGGTAATGATGAGGTCTGAGAACTTAAGTGGGAACTTTTCTGCATCACTCAACGTAGTATCCAGCATGAACTGCAACATGAAGTTGCTACGACCCATGGCTGCTTCTCGTTCCAACAGGTCATCGGATTGGAAACGGTCAGGGTCTGTTGGAGACCACTCCTCAGCACCCATCTCGATGTCTTCTACGATCTGTGGTGCTAGCAGATTCTCGTATTGACTGAGCTTGTCCTTACGTGGGTAGCGAGCAGGCCAAACAAATGGTCGGTAGTTACGTTCGGCTAGCTTTCGGTAGATGGTGAAGGTAGTTTGGGGTGTCCCTAGGTACATAATGCGACTATCCTTCTTCGGTGTGAGGATGGACTCCGCTTCTGTACAGAGCTGCAAGAGCTTCTCCCGCATCATCTCCGTCATCGAGTTACCAGGCACTTCAATGTCATCGAGAATCATCAGGTCTGCACGAGAACCCGTTAGCTGACCTGTGATTCCAACTGACTTGACTGAGGGTGCTTGGTGAGGGGAGCAGTTGACATCAAAGCTAATGCGAGACCACCGAGCATCATCCGACTTCGGTCTTAGATGGCTTAGCCAAGGGGTTTCAATAATTAGCTTCTGAAGAAAGATGGACATGTTATCTGCACGCTCTTTTGAAGCGGAGATGATCATGATCTTCTTTTCTGGGTTGTTGAAGAGTGTCCACAACACAAAGGCACCAGTGATCCAGCTCTTACCAACTCCTCGAAAGGCTTGGATCTGTAGTCGTTTTGGTCCTAGTTGGAGGTAATCTGCAATGGCATACTGCGCTCTTGTCGGAGAAGGCAGATCTAGTTGTTGCCACAGTGCTTGAAGAAAGAGCTTAAAATCGCCCCGTAAAGCCTCTAAAATATCGTTCACGGTAGATTGTACCTAAATAAGAAAAGAGAGGCGCTACAGACGCTTGTAGCTACCTCTCCGTGCGTTATTGATTTAAGCCATGCCTGACTGACGGCGACGACGCATCCGTTCAGCAAGAGTCATGCCTTTTTCCGACTTGTTCGGAGATGCAGGGGAAGCAGGCTTTGCAGGTTCTGCTTTACCGCTACCGAATGCCGGACCCATGTATGGCTTACCGTTGGAAGCAACGTACTTCGACTTGTCTTCCGGTTTGGACATTTTCGGTTCAGCCTTACTACCAGAACCGGTATCACGACCCATGTCCTGACGGAAGCGATTCAGCAGGGGGTTACCAGAACCACCAACTTTGTCGCGGTACTCTTTCGAGCCTTGATAGAGACCCTTACCGCCATCACGGTAGGTCTCACTCGATGCAGGAACTTTACCGGCGGGTTGTGGTACGGGTTTAGGAGACGGCTTAGAGGTACTGGAGCTACTACCAGAGCTGCGAGCAGGTGCAGGACTGCTGGAGCGGCTTGTAGATGGTGCTGGTGTGGGGTTAGAAGCAGGTGGGTTACCTACTCCCTTAAGGCGTTGACGTTCTTCTTCTATTTGACGATTACGTGCATCGTTGTATTTCTTACTACCTGTTGGTACAGTGTAGCGGTCCTTACCACGACCTTTATAGTCTCTGATTCCTTGACTTGATAGTGCAGGTTTAGCATCAGGTTTAGCTGTTGGCTTGGATGCCTTTGGCTTCTCTGCGTTCCGCACTTCTTTCGGTGTAAGGCGACGACCACTCCGAGCATCAACTTTGTCGGAATATGTTAAGTTATCGGTAATACCCTTGCCAATGTAACTTAACTCATTGCCAATCCGCTCTCCAGGACGGACTTCTTTTCCGGTTGCCGTGTTTATCAGAACATCACGACCGTTCCGACGTACTGTTTTGTATGCCATATCTAGTTAATGTGTGAAAGAATAAGGTCTTCTCTTTGGGTAATCCCAAATGTTGCTCTCATCCACGAGAGCCAATTATTGCTACCTTTTGCCTGATTACACTTCCAACAACTGGGTACGAGGTTTGAAGCAAGGTCTTCACCTCCTTTACATTTTGGTCGTACATGATCGAGTGTAAGTTCTTGTAAGTCATAAGTTTCTCCGCAATAGACACAACGGCACTCAAAGTGCTCCTTAATAGCGCGTCTCCAAAGACGCTTTGCTTCGGGACTTGTCATTGTGATTAAGTTTTGGAGGTAGTGATCAGGCGTTGGTAGCAGTGGAGTCATGTCGCGTACTTCTTGCCAGTACGTGGTCTACGTCGATTTGACGAAGGCTTTTCTTTTTTGCCGGTGTTGGGGCCTGTATGGGACGCATCCATACCGTCTCCATTACCGTATGTACCCAGTTCTCTGTTCAGTTTGTTTGCATTAGTGCGAATCTTGAGCCCATCAGCAGTTTTGTTGTACTCTTTCTGCTGTTTAAGTCGCTTAGCGCGTGCTTTTGGGTTCTTTTTGTAGTACTCAGAAGTTTTCATGATTACCATCCAGACCCATATCTGCCTTCAAGAACTCTTTTTATCGTTCGTGGACTGATATTCTTGGTTCTTTCGGCAAACTCAAGAATCCGAGGTATGTCGGTGTCGTTCATCTTTTCCCACTCACTGCCGCCAATAAGTGGTGTTCTTGGATATCCTGGCACCATTTTGGGAGCAACCTGAGCTGTCTTAGACTTTTCTTTCGACTGTCTAACCTTCAAGCGCTCTCGTCTTTGCTTTTCAGTTTCTTTTGCCATATAACCTCGACTGAACAAGTTCTGGGTCTACTTTTGGCATGATCGTGGCTAGTTTCTCTAGTGGATTACCGTCGTATGCGACTCCACTGATATCATTCTTGGCTAACCAGTCACATGCAGCCTTTAATTCTTGAGCGGTGGCTTCTCCACTCTTGATTCGCTTGAGGAATTCAGTGGTAACGAGGTTATGTAACTCGTTAAACATGTCCTCAGTTGCCTTATTCTTAGCCATTTCTAAGGACGATCTGATCTAATTTGTTTTCGATGCGGATCATGTGATCCTCCATCTTCTGAAGAGCAGCAGATAGCTCTTGTTTCTGAACGTAGTTCTCAGCTACGCGAAGTTCTACCTTGTCTACACGGCTATCCACTTCACTGATCTTGGTGTGAAGACGGTTGTGGACTGAGACAATGGCAGTAAATAGAGCAATACCTGCTGCGACACTTGCTTCAATCATTTTCAGACATCAATCGAATGAGTTTCTCGGGGTAGGCTGGGTCGGTTGCATAGCCTTCCTTTTGAAGAAGACGCGCGCAGTCTTCACGAGACACTGCTCGGTTGACGCCTTTGTAGTGTTTGTAGTCTCGATACCAACGATCTACCAGATAGAAGACACAGGTTTGGAGATCAGGGAAGTCAATAAACCCTGCACGGATCGTGATCCATTTGCCGTTGACGAACTCTTTGGTTTCACGTTCAGTGCCTGATCCCTTTAATCCGAATGCGTTCCATTTACCAGAAAAATGCTTCCCGTAGCCTGATTCGAGTGCCCACTGAGCAGCAACTACTTCTGGATACTTTGCTCCAGCAATCTGTGCAGCAGCTTTAACTCCCTTCCAGGTGTTCTCCACAGCAGCAATAGGTCGTGTCTGCTGCACTGGCCTGAAGGTCATGAACCAACCAGTCCCTGGACCTTCAACTTCCCAACGCTTTAGCCAGTTACGCCAGGTATACTTAACGCTCTTACCACCACGACCAACAGTTACATAGCCGCCGTTGACGTTATCCATCTCACCGTATGGATCGTGGAAGATACCGTGTTCTCCATCGTCACCAATCAGGAGCATCCAGTGGCCACCACCAACAGGTTTGGAGACGTGACCTTTGTGGAGGATGCCAACAGCAACAGGATAGCCTGCCTTTAGTTCGTTGAGGAGTGTCTGTCTAGTTCCTTTCTGGTAGAAGGAAGCGAAAACACCGTACTGCTGACAGGCTTTGATTTGACTGGTGGATTGGGTTGTATCACCGTATTTGAGAACAGTTCTCAAGTAATCATCATCTGCATTACTACCCTTCAGAGCATCAGGACGGAGATACTTGATGGCCATCGCACATGTCGATGAGAAACACATCCGATCTCCGTGACCTGTTGCACTGTCGGTTTGGGGGTAGTACTGCTTAACGTCGAGCAGTACCATGATGTTTACTTAAACGTATCTTTAACACGTTGAATCTTGTCATCCTCAGTGCGGTGAGGCTTGATTGCCTCTACACCACGCAGAAGGATCTGGACAATGCTGTTCTCTTTGAGCTTGGAAGCACCAATGATCTCAGAGCCAATAAACAGTGCAAAGAAAGCAAGTGCCTCATAGGACACTTTAATACCAAGAATAGTGATCATTGTTCTTAGAAGGTAAGTGTATCGTTACCAGAACCACCGAAGATCGTGTCTCCAGTAATTACAGTGCTGCTGGTAACACCGTCCACAACAATGGTGTCATCAGCAGTAGGTGTAGATTCTTCCCAGTTATTGAACTCAGAACCAGTGACATAAGCAGCAAGCTCATCAGTGGTCTCTGTAGCGGCCAGGAAGGCTTCCTTTTCGTTACTTAGGTAGCGAATGTAGGAACGCCTCTCAAGCACGCTCTGAGGGGCTTGTAGGCCTGTCTCAGAAGCACGGGTGATATACCAGTCAGTTTGGGAAAGAATGGATCCAGCGGTAGCTTTAACTTGAGCGGTCCACGTCTTGACAAGTTCAGTGTGGTCTTTTGGATTGCCAACACCCCAGTAGAACCTTTGGTCGTACAAAGGCTCATCTTCGGTCTCGGTAATACCAAGTGCTGCCCGTTCCTCAGGACTGGATAATCTCAGCCAGTTTGCTGGGTACTGAGTTCCATCTTCAGTTGTAAATGCCCGATCTGGTGAAAGGGGCTTGTTGTTAAGGATAAACATGATTAGTCTTGTTCTCTAGTGGGGCCGGGGTTAGTGTGCTCTCCAAAAGATCTTTTTCAGCCTTGAGTGCTGCCCTAATCTGGCAAAGCACATGCTCTTCAGCTTCAGCGTTGCCGGAGTCGATGGCGCGTAAAAGACGTAAGCAGAGTGATTGGTAGTCAGCGTTCATGTTGGTCAGCGTGCGCGGGCGTATTGGAAGGGCGATTCAGCTACTGCGTAGTAGATGTAAGTCGCTCCCGACTGGTTGAAGTACGGGTCGGCATAACGGAGCTTGAAACCATTGGAGGTAAAGTCAATCACGCTGAAGCTATCTTCAGCAGCAGATGAGTTTGCCTGAAGGCGTGCATTCATAACGTTGTATGTATTCCTAGCGCTGTCAAATATGTGCCAGTGCTGGAAGGCATCACTGACGCTTGAGCACTTCAGTAGTAGAAACCTGGGTCTAAAGCCACACCACTGGAAGACGCCTTCAGAGGATCCATTCGCAACAAATGAGCCCATCGAAGCGTACCCGGATACTGGGCTGAAGGCGTAACAGACAAACGTTCCACCGCTATAGTTTGTTTCGTCACCGCCGCCAATACTAAATACTGTTGAAGTTGGCAGTGTGCTTGTAAAACGACTGGGTGAATAAGCCGAGGCACTATCGGTCGTGTTAAGAAACAAGTTTTGACCTGCCGTTAAACTTCCGTGCCAAACAGCCCAGTTGGCGGTTGATCCGGCGCTACTGCGACGTTTGACGATCAAAAGCTGGGGCGCAACGTTGAGTCCGTGACCCACGGTGGCACCACTTGTGCCATTTCCCGTATAAGTAACAATCGAAAACCCCGCCGTCGCATTAGCCCTGACGCTAGAAGTGATGGAGCCTTGTGTGTTCGTGACGGTGGAGCTGCCGGCGTCCCAGGCCCAGGCAACCATCGCAGCACCGTTCGTGTTCACACCAGCATCATTGCCAACCGTAAAACCATCAGAATTGAAGGCTGTTACACCAGAAATTGATCCTAATTCACCATTGGCGGAATTACTGGCAAGAAAGTATTGAGCGCCACGAACAATGTCAAATAGCCCGTGATTAAAGACTGTGCTGACTCTAGATTTATACCAAACAAAGTCTGGCGAGAACCCCAACCCCGAAATAGTCTGCGTACTGCCATTGCCCGTGTAGAGCTTCACATCCATCACCGTCGAAGGCTTCGTGACTACTGGGGCTGGAAGGTTTGCCGTGCAGAGCGCCTTGAAGCCGCTGACGGGATAGGCGAAGGGGCGTTGGCCGAAGTTCAAGTATTGAATACCTGCCGTTCCTCCTGTTGTCACAACGGCGAAAACTGTGCTAGATAAAGAGGTAACGGTAGTTGGTTGAGCAGACCCATTTTTATAGAATGTTACAA